ATACTTGCGTATGGACCGGTAGGTTTATTCAGGAGGCTTATCCAGCTAAGGTTGAGCTAATTTACCGCAAGGACGAGAAGATGGTTCTATGTGGCAGCATGAAGGCTAAGGACGGCAATATCCGCCAGGCATTAATTGACCGCTTCGCAAAACATGATTTTAAAAATGGAAAAGGAACGAAGTCTAACCCAGACTGGTTTCATGGAGTAAGTAAAGACGTTTGGGCGGCAATAGCGGTGGGGGTGACATACCACGACTTATATATAGTAGGGGGACAATGCCCGGATGGGAACTAGAATAGATGATTACTCGGATAATCCCGAGATAGCCAAGATGATCCACGACACTAAGTTTTGCCTGAATTGTGGCCGGCGCTTGAAAAGGGGGCACGGACTAAAAGTGGACCGGGGATATTGCTCCCGGGATTGTTATTTTGCTAAGCCGCCTAAAATGGCTTACCTGGAGATGATTCATAATAAGCCAGCTCGGGAAGTGATAGCGCACTACCTAACCATCAACGATAACATACCGTTGACCGCCGAGCTGGTGGGAGTGACCAAGCAGACCCTATATAGATGGGTAGACAACCTAAATATAGTGAGAAAAGTAGAGTGGAGGTAGACAACGTAATGAAGATCAAGTTACTAGATCCTGAAATGGGACCATATAAGCAGTACAGCGAGGACGCCGGCTGGGATTTGCGGGCCCGAGAAGCCTGCTCTATATATTCTGATGATGTGGTGGCCATTAAAACGGGGGTGTGTGTGGAGATACCGACAGGGTATGCCGGGGAGATCCGGCCCCGCAGCTCCATCTCTAAGCGAGGATTATTTATTCCGCTGGGCACAATAGACAGCACTTACCGGGGCGAGATTGAAGTTATAATAATGAATCCCATGAGCAAGCGGCAGATGATCGAAAAGGGCGAGCGGATAGCTCAGCTCGTCATAACGCCTTGTCTACTTGGGCACCTAGATATAGTGGATGAATTGAGCCCGTCAACCAGGGGCGAGGCCGGCTTCGGCAGCACGGGGAGATTTTAATATGAAATGTGTATATTGCGGCCAGGATATAGTCACCATCGAGGCCATAAAGGGGATGCACTATAAATGTAGTGATCTAGCCCTGGAAGAATACGCCGGGCTTAAGGATATAGAAGCAGCAGCCAAACAATTCGTAGCGGCCCGGGAAAAGTGCCAACGGATGATCAACACCAACCTGGATTGGTGTGCCGCTAATAGGCCGTGCTGCGAGTGCGAGATAGTGGACGACCAGGCATATAAAGAGTTAGCCGCTACATTAGGGATGGAGGTACAAGATTAATGGATAGCAAGCGACTGTACGAGCTGTGGAACGAACTTATTACCAAGGAGCAGGAATTGATTGGAGTCAAGGCCGGGGAATATGCCAATAATGACGAGCGCCTATGGAATTTCATAGAAGGGGCTCAGATGCAAATGAATACCCCCAAGGCTACGGCGTGGTCCTATCTAACCAAGCAGATTATCTCTATTAAGAAGGCGTGTTTGCTGGGCTCCTATATGTTCTGCTGGGCGGTTAAACAGAAGGACGGCACCTATACCGAGGGCATCGTCCAAAAGATAGCGGATGCCCGGAACTACTTATTCTTTGTACTGTGTTGCCTGGAAGAAGAAGCCGGAAAGAAGGCGGAATTTACAACCGAATAAAATGTAGCGGGGAGGGCGAAATATTGGGGAGCGGACCAGATACGCGCAACGTGTCACGCTTTGTGTGGCAGCTAGAGGTTGATTACTACCTATTTAAGTATGTCGATGATCCCATGACAATAAAAGCTCAGCGCAGCCTGATAAAAGAACTGGAAAGCACCGGGATCCGAGTCACGCCTACATATATATTGAGGGAAGGTACAACCGGTGGAGAAACCATTACTAAAGAAGAAAGATATGTGCAGCGGTTAGAGCGGGCCCGGGAGCAAATCGAGATTAGTCAGGAGCGCAGATCCCTAGTAGATAGCCTACTGCAATCCCACTTTACCGACGAAGAACGCCAGTTTATAGATCTGTTCTGGCTGACCGTCAAGCCGCTGGACCGGCCGTTGGTTGGGATAAGAAACAAGGCGGTAACAAGGGAGATCGGCTGGTTACGTAATCCGGATAACAAGGATCGGGCCGACCGGTCCTATTGGGACTATCGCAGTCGGATCTATAACAAGTGGTGGAGCCTACTGTTTCCGGACCTGGATAAAGACGCACGGAAGATGGAGTATGCAGAGTATATGGCCCTACTGAAATAGGCAAAGAAAGAGCCCGGTCGGATTAAAACCCGCCGGGCCTTCCCCTGTTTTACTCCCAGATAATCTCCCAGCGCCCGTCATCCTCTAGCTTGCTGCCGATTGCGGTGGTGGTTTCCGTCTCTAAAAACTTATCGAAAACCGCGCGGGCCGCCTCTTGATCCTTGCCCAGATAAAGCTCTACCTCTGTGCCCGGTAGGTACTCGCCGTTAAGGTGATCTATGCTTTCCACCTTATACGTGTTTAGCCTGGGGCGGGCCACTTCTTTCACGGAGATGCTGCCGCGCTCCCCCATTGTCCTCTTGCAGAGATTTTCTGCTGCTTTGTGAGCCTCTTTATAGGTGCTATATAATTTGGTTTTCCGGTCATCCAATGTATTCAGTCTGTCAACTACGATGCCTTGATATTTCACTTTTCTTCCTCCTTCTTTCCGGGCTTTCGGCCCTACAAAACAACCTTATCCAACTTTTTCGAGCAATCTGACTATCTCGGCCGCTGTCTTAGCTATGTCGGGGACTTCTTCGGTTTCCCGGTCCAGGTACTCCCGGAGCGCCTGGTCGAGTATCCTCACCTTAGGTATTCCGCTTTGCTCGTGATATTCCTGCAAGGCTTCGGCTAGATCATGCTCCAGGCGAGTATTAAATGTCACTTGCATAATCATCATCCCTTCCGTTAGGCTCGTTAAAGGCGGTCTTGATCCGGCACCAACTGGGCCGGCCAGGGTGGTAGTGTAGGAAGCAGTCTTTCGCGGGTTCAAAGGACGCCGTAAATTCCGGATAGGCGCACCCAGCAGCTTTTCCGCCAGGCTCCATGCCGGCGTAAAATTCGCAGTACCGGCACACCTGGTTGGTTTTCTTCTTATCCACGATATTCCCCTTCCTTTCCGTCGAATATGTGGTCTAACAACTCGCCTAGTATGTTGGCCACGGCCAAGGCCAAGAATAAGAAGGGAAGCCAAATGATTACTATCTTCATACAATAAAGCCAATTATCCATTAGATCATCCCTTTCTCTTTCATGCTGTAATAACTGTCCCCGATGATGATATGGTCCAGGATGTCGATGCCCATTATCCGTCCGGCTTCAATTAAGTGCTTGGTAATCTCTATATCTTCCCGGCTGGGCGTGGGATCTCCCGACGGATGATTGTGCGCCAGGATGATTGATGCGGCCCCTATTATCACGGCCGGCTTGTAAACTTCTCTCGGGTGGACAATGCTGGAGTGTAATCCGCCGACGGATACCGTGTTGACTCCCAGCACTTTGCCCTTGCGGTTGAGAAACGCGATAGCGAAATTCTCCCGATCAGCTCCGGCGAAATGGTTTTCGAACATGCTGACTACATCTTCCGGGCTATTTATTGTCCGGACCGCCGACGCGACGTTGCCTTCCTGGACCAGCCAAACCTTAAAGGTGGGGACATGGTACCAGGTGCCGGATTCGCATATATTGGATTCGTATTGCTTCTTTGCCATCTTCTTACCCCTTTTTAATCGGTATAATCCGGGGTAGAATAGGTTGTGGGCCGTACATTCTACCCCGTGTAGTTTGTGGTCTGGATTAGCTCCTGGTAGCCGCCAGGGGCCTTTCCGTTATCCATGCGTCGTAGCTGCTGTGGGTGCGGCGGTAATAGTCTAAGATCCCTTGGGCTTCTTTCCTGGTGGCCGCCCAATCAATTAACTCCGGCGGCCTGCTCGGACCCTGCTTGGCCCAAATCTGAAAGCGATAGGATTCTGCGACTGTTTGGATACACTCTGCTAACATTTAACTACCTCCTTTACGTTGCATTTAATATCGAACCCGTTGTCGGTTCTGTCTAGCACCTCGGCGCTTATCCCATAAATATAGCCCGTGGTTCCCCTTATCTCTTGCACTACATCCTCAATACTATTCCCGGCCATAATGTAGGTCTTGCCGCTAGAAAAAGTTAGTATAAATACCTTCATCCCTTCATCCTCCTATAATATAATTCTGATTATCAATAGTTTAATGCTTGCAAGCGGACCTGTCAACAATATTGTCGCTAAAGAGTAAAAAAACTAATAAAAAAGTGATTTCCAACAAATATTTTGCACCTAAGGACATTAAAATAATTGGCCGGAATACACGTAAAAATTGAAATATCGCTACAATGCTCCAAAATACTCCGTATATCACCTATGTTTGACACCATATTGCATCAGCATTATACTTTAAGAGTGGAGTCATGCAGTTACTCCCATTCTCCTTCTTCAAACTCCTTCTTTCTTTTTATATAGGACCGGCTTGATGGCTGGTCCTCTTTCTTTTGGTATTGCACCCCGGATAGATTGCAGTTAGCTGCTGCGATTGACAAGGCAGTCATTCCCGCTGCCTTCCGGGGGTCATTCATATCGCGGGAACGATGTGCCGGCAAGGGCAAGGCGCCAAGGGGAAGGTGTGTGTATTGGTGGCCAAGAAACAAGAGGTATACTGGTTCCGCCACGACGGCAACGCACGACGGGACCAGAAGATCATGACCATGCGGATGGTTTACGGGTCGGAAGGCTACGGCTGGTGGTGGATACTCCTGGAGCTAATGAGGGAGGCTGCCGATTACAAACTAAGGATCAATGGCAAATATGATATGCAATCCATCTCGCAAGAGCTGGACACAACGCTCGAAGTCCTAAAGCAATTCTTTGATGATTGCGTCAACGAGTTCAACTTGTTTGAGTCGGACGGGGAATATATCTGGTCCCCCTCATTATTAAGACGGATGGACGCCTACAATGAAATATGTGATAAGCGGAGAGAGGCTATAAATAGCCGCTGGCACAAGGATTGATACAAATGTATTACTTAAGTAATTCAAGTGTTATACGAATAGAATAGATTAGACTAGAGTAGATAAGAGTAGATAAGAGTAGATAAGAGTAGATAGTTTTCTTTTGCTTCTTTTCTTTTAACTTTTGCGTCGCGTGACTGTCACGTGACATTCAGCGGGGCCGTCCCCGGTCCTGTTTTTTTATTGATTAAATTTAAGGTGGTGAGAAATATGGCGGGTGGCAGACCTTGTAAATGGAAAGAGTTAGATATGCCCAGCAGACTAGAGGCTGTAACCGGCTGGTGCAAACAAGGCTACACTGATAAGGAAATGTGTGCTAAATTGGGCGTTTCGTTAAGTGTCTGGTCAGAATGGAAGAATCGGTATCCGGAATTTAAGGACGCTATAAAAAGCGGTAAAGATACGGCCAACGGGGAGATCTTAAATGCTGCCTTCAAACAGACGACTGGTTTTTATTACAAAGAAGTGGTGCCGATCAAAGTGAAGGTGGACCGGGACACCGAAGAAATACGGATGGTTGAGGTTGAAAAGTTTATGCCGCCTAATCCAACCATGAGTATCTTCATGCTAAAGAACCGCATGCCAAATGAGTATAAGGATAAACGAGAGCTGGCCGTTGATGGGAACATGATATTTGATATTGTGCCGGCACCGAAGCCGGACAACATTGATTAGCAGCCGTGACCAACGAACCTAGACCCAAGATAGACTTCGACAAGCTCCCGGAGCTGGTCAACCATATTTACTATCCTTTACTCTTTAACGAATCTCGCTACCTGGTTCTTTACGGATCAGCCGGCTCCGGCAAGTCGGTGTTCATTGCCCAAAAGATACTGTACCGGATACTGTCCGAGCAGGGGCACAGCCACAAGTTCCTGATCATCCGCAAGGTGGCCAAGACCATCAGAGAATCGGTCTTTGCCGAGATGAAGAATACCATTAACGCCTGGGACATGGCCAAGCTATTTAAGGTCAACAAGACCGATATGACCATCACCTGCCTCAATGGCAACAGCATCATAATGGCCGGACTGGATAGACGCACAAATAAATTGTCCAGTATAAACCTCTTTAATTCGGTGAAAGCCCTAACGTAAAGGCGAGGGTAACGCCGAGCCAAGCATTATTAACTAATATACTTGCATATGGTCTACCCATTATCGTACAATATAAATAAATGCGGTAATAGGGGGATTGATTATGCAAGAACAATGGAAACCTGTTCCCTGTTATGAGGGATACTATGAAGCGTCAACTGAGGGTAAGGTAAGAAGCGTTGAAAGGGTTATAGTTTTGAAAGACAGGTTGGGCAATCCCCGACCATCGGTTTACAAATCCAAAATGCTTAAACCTTGTGAGAGAACTTATAAGGATAGAAATATTCAACCGAGGTTACAAGTAGTTTTGTCTAAAGATTGTAAGCCTAAATCAATGGATGTTCACAGAATAATAGCAATAACGTTCATTGATAATCCGCTTAATCTGGATTCTGTCAACCATAAAGACGGCAATCCATTTAATAACAAGGTTGATAATCTGGAGTGGGTAAGTAAAGCGGATAACAACCGACATGCTTTCAAGAATAATCTAATTCATACGCAAAAACTAATTGCTCAGATTGATGTTAAAACCGGGGAAGTATTGAAGGTGTTTCCTGGCGAATCAGAGGCTTGCCGCAGGATGGGTGTTTCCCAAGGAAAAATAAGGAGAGCCATCCAAGAACACTGGAAATTACACGGCTTCTATTGGAAATATTATGTTGATAATGAAGGTGTAACGACTATCGAACCTTGGAAGGGATTCCAAGCAGTAGAGTAGGTTGCAAGCGCAATCGAAACAGGAGGGACATTAAAGGGAGCCACAAGGCTTCTTTTTTTGTTAAGACATAGTCTGAACTTCATGGAAACATGGAGAGAACATACGGAAGCGGTATGTTCGTAACATAATGGATGTTGAAAAACTGAAGTCAATCTCGGGCATAACCGGGATATGGATCGAGGAAGCCAGCGAGGTTGACCAGGCGGACCTCCAGCAGCTCGACTTGCGACTGAGAGGCAAGACCCATTTCTATAAGCAGATCATTATTAGCTTCAATCCGGTATCCATATTGCATTGGCTGAAAGAGTTTTTCTTCGACCGGCCGCCCAAGAATTGCCGTACCCTCAAGACCACCTACAAGGACAACCGATTCTTGGACCAGGAGTACATAGATGTGCTGCTGGCCTTAAAGGATAAGGACCCGTACTACTACATGGTTTACGCGCTGGGCGAGTGGGGTGTCATTGGTAAAACAATCTTCCCGGCCCAACTAGTTAGCGAACGAATTGAATTTCTTAAGAATCTACCGGTCCCCGAGAGGGGATCTTTTATTTTTGGCTACCAGGAGCAGGAGCCGGAGCAGATCGACCTGGCCACAATCAAATGGGTGGCAGACCCGGACGGACCTATTGCTATTTATCAACCTCCAGCCGCCGGGCGCTGTTATGTAATAGGCGGTGATACCGCAGGAGACGGCTCCGATAACTTTACCGGGCAAGTATTAGACGCTGAAACCGATCAACAAATGGCCGTGCTTAAGCACCAGTACGACGAAGATGTTTACGCTCGGCAGATGTATTGCCTGGCCTACTACTACAATACGGCGCTGCTATCAATCGAAACTAATTTCTCAACCTATCCAATCCGCGAGCTGCAAAGGTTACGCTACCCGCACCAATACCGGCGGGAGAAAGTAGACGAGATCAGCTTGCGGCGTGAGTACCGTTATGGATGGCGCACCGACCTTAAGAGTAGACCGCTGGCCATAGCCGGCCTGGTCAAAGTGGTACGTGAAAACGTGGACAGCATCAATGACATTGGGACGCTGGAAGAAATGCTTACCTTTGTTAGAGATGAAAAAGGTAAAGCCGTAGCGCAGGAGGGAAAGCACGATGATTTGATTTTAGGGCTAGCCATAGCCCACGCCACCAAGCACCAGGGATACTTAGGAGCTGGGGACGGAATACTGCCCGACTCCAATAGGAAGCGGAAACATTACGACTTCAACACCGAAGCCGGGAGGGACGACGACGATGATGAAGAAGGATATGGCCGCAGCTTCTTTGGATAGCCAACGGCGGGGGTGCAGAGGTTTCGCTACCTTATTGCATCCCCGCTATCTTTTAACAAGGACAAGGAGGGACATAGTGGAATTTTGGACAAGGAAGCAAGAGAGATTGACGACTGAGCAGGAAGTAAAGCGACTAATGGAGCCAGCCGAGCGAGCCGTAGAACACAAGCTAAAGTTAATAGAAGAAGCCCATGAAGCGCTCAACAGACTAAGGGGCTTAATAGGTGAAACGTGCAATAATTGCCAGCACGCTGAATATTGCGGCAACAGGACCAATTATGAAAACAACACCAACTGGATCCTGGGCTGCCAGAATTGGAAACTGGATGCCAGAACGGACAAAGACGACATCATCAGGTTTATTGGCAACGTCTTTGACACCAAGAGGCCGAGTAATAACAAAAAGGTGGACGACGAACAGAGAACAAGGGATGCTGAATATGAAAAACGAGGCTTTATTCCATATCGGCCTTAAGGGAGGGGCAATAGTGAGTATTACTTTTTTCGAGATCTACCTGGCGTTTATGATGATGTGCGGCGCTGCTTGCCTAACATTGATATATAGCATGTGGCGCGCATTCAAACACGAGGAAGCCGATGGGAAGTAAACGCAAGACCAGGAATTTCTACCTGGACCGTAAGCCACAGACCAGGCCGAGCCCGAGTAAGCCGGCGCCCAAAAATGAATTGCCGCGAGTACCGCTTACTCCTACCGCAATCAAAGGATTCGGCGGAATAGAGGAAGCCAAGCGCATGGTATCTGAGGTACTAGGATATGAAGTGGAAGTATATGAAACGACCAATGACGTTAGCGAGCAAACCAAGATCCCGCTATTCCTATTAAAAAGCATGCCGATGGACAACAACGAATGAGGTAGCGATAACCCGCAAGGGATTCGACTATATGGGCGGCTCCCTAGCCTTGCGGTATGGTTATGATCAGACCTAATCCGCTGAAGTTCACAGACGTTTGTGCCACGGATGTAAGGGAGAAAGGCACATTAGACTCATTGCGATTCGGGGATGCGCACATTTGCCTGACAACAGGGGCAACTATGTTGCCTGGCACTCTTAAAACAGATCGCAACAGGCCTATGCGGAATATCAAAAGTATTGCGTTATGCTGAATATGGTTGCGGC